CGTTCCCCGTATTGTCCACCAACAGCATTTTGCACCTTAGCTTGGCGTTGAACTTTAGCAGCGCGATCTAAATCGGTACGGCGAGCACCCTTGCCTACGCCTGATACTCTCATACCTTCAGCCATTTTAGATCCTATCCTTCGTACTTATCGAAATATAATTTTTCTTCTAGAGCATGTTCTAACATGCCACGATATTTTAATGGTGAACCAACACCATCACTCCAACCAAAGATAGCGAAACCTTCATCTGGATTCATCCACTCGGTAACTATGAACCACCCAGTCGGTATGTATCCATCAAGTTCTTTTCTTTGGGATAATTGACTTAAGAAATCATTAATTGGTTCTGCAAATTCATCCCCTGCCATTTATTAGCCCCCAAGTCCTGCTAAAATTGATGCTAAATCTGGTGCTTGTTGAGGGACTCCACCAGAAGGTAATCCAGGAGTGGCTGGGGACGGGGGAGCCTGTTCAACTGGGCCTTGTGTGCCTGGTGGAGTCATCTCTGGCTGCATTGGTTGTTCAGGGGCCTCAGGAGGTGTAAACACGGCCAACGCAGCAGCCTCTATGCTGTCACCCTTTTGTCTGCGTTCAATAACATCAGCAATCTTTTGGATTAAGCTAGAAGGATCTTGACCTTGGCTAGCCATAGCAGGAATTGCTTGCGCAGTTGCTGTAATAGCAGCGCTTAGGTTATCACGCATTTTTTCAACTTCAATACGTTGTTCTTCTTGTGATACGTTCAAACTCCAGTTAAGTTCTCTACGAACAAAGTCTTTAGATACAAGATCTGCACCTAAGGCTTGAAGAGAGAATATCAAGGCACGCGATGGGTCAAGACCAGCCATCAAGCCGTAGCGAACTTCAATTGTGTGATCGCCTTTGATGTCCTTGCTTGGCATGTACTTTAACTCGTACGGAGTACCCTGCGATACGCCTCTGACACTTTTCTCTTCATTAAAGAGTTTTTCATCCATATCATAGCACATCCCAATAACTTCTTCGAATGTCTCAGCAAGGATGATTTGACCAGCCTTGATTTGAGAATCAAAAGCACCGAGAAGTGCCTGGACACCTTGACCAGTAATAATACTTGCGTCAATGTTTCCAGTTCTACCTTCAGGATAGCGAGCACCAAGACGTAGTTCTGCTTGTAGTGCTGCTTGTTCCTGAAAAGCTCCTTGTGGTATATCTAATCTTACTCTGCCAATACCTTGTGGGTTAGCGGTTCGGATTACTGCATCAGGACCCATTGGCATATCTAGAACATCGTTTGGCACAACTAATGGAGCTTGTACTGATTTTTCAGCAGCTTCCATAGCTAAGTTTGCAAAACGAGCACGTGCTAGTTGAACATACAACACATCATCAAATTGTCCACGAGCTTCATCATCAATACCTGGACGGCGTGCAACCTTTACAGTCATGCTACCTGTAATATTATTCGCAGCATTTAATATAAGATTATTACGACTTGGTACGAAAAGAACAGTTATATCTTTATCAGTGTAACGAATCATCTCTACAAGTGAACTTGTATCCTGATTGAAACCAAGTCTACCCAGAAGATCCCCCGCATATTCTGGGTATTCATTGGCAAGTTCACCAATTGTTTTCATGTATCGTTTGGCATACGCCACACATCGGCCGAACCTGTCAAATTCTGGGTAAGCCCCCATTGGATCTTCGACGCGAATGCGTGGCAAATTTGTTTCAAAATCTGGCTCTACGTGGATTGGTAGGAAGCCATAAGAAAAATACCAGTCAGCACCCCAGTACATCTGAGATTGTAGGCGTGAGGTGTAAATGTAATTGTTAGCAATCATACTACGCTTATCAGCAAAAGCCTTAGCTCTGTCAGATGTAGTGTTGCTTGTACTGCAGTTAAATGATGGTAATGGTGCTAGAACCTCAGCTAAGTCACGAGCAGCAACATCAACAAAGTTTGCAACCATTGCACTTTGCATACCTTCAGGGAACATGTCTGGGAATACCTCAGTCATTCTTCCCTTACGAACAGCAAGCAAGTCAGACATGCGCGCATCGCGGTTGCGATTACGCTCTTTCATGTTTTGCACTCGCCGTGCAATTGTTTCGATATCGAACGCCATCATTATCCTATTCGTACTGTGAGAATTCGTAATCATTAACGTTCATAACGTAACGATTTTCGAGCTGTCTTCGGGTAGCCCATCTATTATTGAGATGGCTCTGATTGATACGTGCATTAGAGATAATTTCTTTAGCGCGTAGTTCACAGAACCAGAGAGCCATAACGCAGTCTGTTGGACCACGTGTATCAGGTCTCCATGTGATGAGTTGCTGTATAAGGGCTTTGATACCCTCAGATCCATCTTGGCTAGGAAGCTCTATTAGGTTATCGTCTTGGTGTGTACCATTACGTACGCTACCAAACAAGCCTGACATAGCAGCCACACCGAATGATGTGTCCCACTTATTCTTGCCTGTGAACTGGGATGAAAACTTCACACCATGTGAGGCAAGGTATTGCTGTAAATCTAAATCCAGAGAGTAAGCCTTCTGGTGGGCATTGATCTCAATACGTAATTCTTGAGGTTGATACTTCTCGACCCAGTTCTCTATAAGTTCTTGTACCTTCTGAGGAGTAGGGTCTTTCATGTTTTCTACATCCAAGATGTAGCGATTACGTGTATTACGATCTACAGTAACTATTACTGCTGCAGTATTACCACTCATAGCAGGGTCTAAGCCCATGATGGTATACCAAGCGCCCATCTCCCGAGGGTGTCCTGCCGTTCCTGCTTTTAGCGGTCCGCGCTTTCGCATCCTATTGATAGAACCTTGGACGGCAGCAGGTGGGAAAATTGAATCCTCTTGTACGTCTTGCTGTTGGTAGACAAGAGCCCAAGCACTCGGGCTAACTTCAGAGCGTCTCCTGAACAGAGCGGGGCCATCCCATTTGGGGTAGAGACCGTCCTCATCAGGTAGTACGCCTTCATCAGAACCCTCCCAGGGTATATGGCTTTTAGGCCACAAGGTGACCCACTGTTTTGGATCTTCATAAAACTCTAGAACTGCAGGCATCGAGAAATACGTAAAAGGTGTCTTGCCGCCAACCCAATGCTCAGGGCTACGAATCTCTCGATAAAGATCATTTGCCGCTATGCGGGTTCCTACAATGAGGAGTTTACCATTATCACCAAGACGGGTAACTACATCTCGTTGGAGCCAGAGGAGTTGTTTCTCCCACTCATGCGCGTTTGAAGTCGTAACAACGTCGTCCAAGATGATGAGGTTGGAACGGGCTCCAGTAATCTGGCCACCAATACCGAGCGCTTGTACCGTCGGATCCTTTTCGGTAGAATCACGAGAGAGGTAAATGCGATCAGCCTTCCAAGTATCCGCATCCTCTTTCCACCCCCCAGTAGAACCATATACGGCTTGAAGCTTAGACCAGCGCTCATGACTTAGGCGCTGCTTGATGGAGTAGAGATACTCCTTAGCGCGCTCTTGAGTCTTAGAGACGATAGTAATCTTGATATTCGGATCCATAGCAATCCGATAGACACAGTAGTTGACCGTGATGACGGTAGACTTGGCATGCTCAGGAGGTACGTTAATCAGCAGGCGTTTAGAACTTGCTGGTTCGTAAGTCATGGCTGGGTGTGTCCAGGAAGGGGTACGTCCCTCAAGGACGTCAATCCAGGATCTATGATGCTCGAAGATGGGGGAGTCTAAGAACTCTTTCGAGAACTCCTCAAAGCCAATCTTAAACTTAGCATCACCTGAGACGATACTCAGGGTTTTCTCACCTTCAGACTTGGCAGCCTCAAGGTTTTTCATAAAGGTGGCATCCTTACGCCAGTCTTTCATGACGTCAGGTTTGCGGTCAGCCTTGGCTATAGCGTCCTGTAAGGACAGTCCTTGGCGAACAAAATCTAATACTTTGGCCTTAGCCTCTTTCAGCTTAGCCACATTGTGGTGTTCACTACCACCCTTGGCAGCCATATAAAACCTCCAATATATCCCCCTTCGTTCGGCGCTCCCTAAGAGCGCCTCACTACCCCCCTGCGAGGCGGCAATAAAGCCGCCGAGCTGGTAACTCGCTAGGGACTTCCGCTCGTTACCCCTATATATATACTAACCCGTTCAAATAGCAAAACCGAACGATACGACTTTTCATAGTATATCAAATACCGCTTTGACCAGCACTTTTGTAATACTGGGAAAATATTTAGAGGCGATAGTATAATACTTAGCGCGCAGCGCTATAAGAACTGGGGTCGCGCTAGCGACCACCATTTGGGGGTCTGGGGGCGTGCCCCCAGCGGGGTCTGGGGCGGAGCCCCAGCGCGTGGCACGCGTGCGAGCGCATAAAAAAACCCCCACGCGGGGTTAGCGCGTAGGGGTTCGGTTTGTGTTGGTGGACTATCTGCGCGCTAGGGCTTCCGCGAGCAGACGGGCTACGGCATCAAGGTCGAGCGCCTGTGGCTTGGCTTTTGCTTCCGCCTTCTTTGGCTTCGCTGGGGTCTGCGCGTTCTTTATCGCTTGCGCTTCCTCTTGGCTATCTGCCCACACTTCGCGTGTTTTCTTGGGCTTGTCCGTTCCCTTCTTGGCGATAGCGGTTGAGAACGCGAACGCGCTCACAAGTGCCTTGAGCGCGCCATAATCGCTTGAGTCTTCGTCTGCGCGCTCAGATAGCGCGTTTAGGCTTTGCCCTACGCTCGCGAGAAGTTGCGCTGGCGTTCCGTTTTTTTCTAGTGCGCTTGCAATTCGGTTTGTCGCGCTCTTTGCGCTTTCCGCGCTAAGTGCGAACGGGGCGAGCATTTCGGAGATTTGGTTCTTTCCCATTTTCGTGCCTTTCGTGTGGTTTGTGTTGGTTCGGTTGAGCCAACAGGGAGAACTTTACTCTCTTTTGAGAATAAAGCAACAACCCTAGAAATTAGCCTTCTGACCTGCGGTTTTCTCTCTCTCTTGATCCATTTTTTAACTTCTTTTCTTTGCTCTCTTTTAGGTGTTTTGGGTTTTTCGTTTTGTAGGTGGGTGAGTGGGTGCGTATGTGGGTGCGTGCGTATTGATCATTGAAAGTCGCCACGCGGATCCACGAGCGCACCAGCGCACGGGCAATTCATACACACACGCGGTATATTGCTTGCCGTCATACGAACGCACTTGTTTACACACACGCGGTACATACATTGTCGTCATACGCACGTGCGCACAGTTTTTCTTCACGGGCGCAAGGTAATCGGAACTCAGAGAGGGTTCTTGACTTCTGAAACCAAAGTGCTAGGCTGTTCTCAGAAGGAAAATCCTTCACCCGACAGGTTCGTAGGGTTTAATTCCATTTCCCTTCAAGCCTGTCGGGATCACACGAAAGGAACATCATGTATCTATCCGACCTCGACATTGTTGCTATTTCCATAGCACTCGTGTCGTTAATGGCTCTCGTAATCACGAGTGCCGTTGCTAACGCAAGACTCACACGCCAGCGTGACGAGTGGCGTCGTGAAGCATTGAACCTTCAGCGAGTAATGGACTCGTTGTCGCCCATCACACGAAAGGAAAACGCATGACCAACTCATATCCACCCGACCTACCCCCCGAAATACACTTCTCGTGGGGTGTCACAGGTGTCGGCGCATGTGCCAGATGCCGAGATATTCGCACGCTCATAGTTCACTCTGCTCTTCACACGGCAGATGACTGTGAGCCATTATGCTTAGAGTGCCTTCACTCGGCACTTACAAGTTTCTGTTCAGACGCTCGCTCAAAGATGTGGGAGTTTGAACAAAACGGAGCGCGCATTGAAGATACTCCTGAGTATCAAGTGGCAAAGGCTACTTACGACACCTATTACGAGGTAATAGATGTGTTGATGAATAATCGCGCTCGTATCCAGCACACACGAGAGGAAGTCCTAGCACACGAACAAGGTTGTAAAGCCTGTGCGTGCTTCGGCTCTAACCTTGTTTTCGCTATATCGTATTATGACCACAGCATTACAGGTAGGGTTCACGAGAACTGTGCTAGTCGTTGCTCTTGTTGTGATAAGAACTACTATCGTCCATTTTCGCGTGGAGTTGGCGGTTATTTCGAACTAAATCGCGTAATGAGGGAACGAGGCGCTCTTTCACGAATATGCCAAGAGTGTTTTGATGAACTTCGCATAGAGGACTCACACATGCTGTGTGACTGTGGCAATTGGGATACAGAGGAACGCATGTTTGAAGCGTGGGATAATCTCTACTGCCGAGGGTGTTCTTCCAATATAGATGACTGCGACTATTGCGGTGAACTACGCTGGACAGATGGCGACCATACATGCGACGAAGAAAGTCGAGTTATCAAGAGTTATGACTTCGTGCCTAGCGGTGGCTTCGTGTTTCATGGTGATAGCCCACTTAATCACTATCTAGGGTTCGAACTCGAGGTCGAACTACCGAGCGGTGATAGCCTCAAGCCTATCGCTTCACAGACAAATGACTTAATCGGTGAGCGTGGTTTTCTCAAGTATGACGGCTCGCTTGATAACGGCTTCGAGTTAGTCACCATGCCACACACACTTGAGGAATACATGAGCAAGTTCCCGTTCACGGCACTTGACGAACTCCGCGAGAGCGGTTTTCGCTCATGGGATACCGATACATGTGGCTTCCATATCCATGTATCACGAGCCACATTCGGTATGCGCTTGAAGGATACAAAACCTACACAGGGTCGCAAAGACGCACACATGCTCCGCTTTACGAAACTCATCTACGATAATCGTAGGCAAGTTAAGCGTATCGCAGGTAGAAGTTCCGATAGGTGGGCTTCGTTTGATGATGTAGGTCGTTTGACCGATAAAATCAAGACAGGTCATCAGGTAAATGGCAGATACTCCGCAGTAAATATCTCATCTAAGCGCACACTCGAGATCCGTGTGTTCAAGGGTTCTCTCAATGTGAGCCGAGTGAAGGCATACCTTCAGTTCGTTCACAGCACAGTCGAGTATACACGGGAGCTTCATGTAAGCCCTAATGATAACAACCTGATGTGGCGTAGATACACGGGTTGGCTTCACAAGAACGAACAGCAGTATCCCGAGTTGGTATCCCTACTCGGCAACCTACCCGAAAGACGCTCTGATGAAGGGGGCAACTAGTTATGTGTATGTTATGTGTAATACCACCGAACACTATCCCATCACGGGATAAGTTAGAAAACTCTGCGCTCAACAACCCACATGGGTTCGGTTTCGCTATCGTTGTGCCTGAGGAAAATCGTATCATCTGCGAGCGTAGTATGAGCGCAGACGAAAGCATTAACCGCTTCCTTGAGTTGCGTGGTAAGTATCAGACGGGCTATGCCATGTGGCACGCTCGTATTGCTACGAGTGGCAAGATAGATATATCTAACTGCCACCCGTTCCTGCTACCTGATAGCGAGCACCCAAACACTACCTATGTAGGACACAATGGTATGCTTGATGTCTACGAAGCCAAAGACGAAGTGCGTAGTGACACACGCATATTCGTAGAGGACTTAATTCCTGCTCTTGGTGGCGTGACCGCGCTCGATAACATTCAAATATTCACCATGCTTGACGAGTTCACACGCGGATCAAAGGTGTGTATTCTTACAGTTCACCCAAAGGCTGAGTATCAGATGTATCTATTCCACGAGGAAGCAGGTCACACAGACGAGGACAAAGTGTGGTGGTCGAATAAGTCGTGCGAACTAGATACCAAAAGTCTTTACAACGGCTACTACGACTATGGCTACGCAGGAGCTTTCGTTAAAGACGGCAAGGAAGGCGTGGAAGCGTATTACAACTGGTATGTATGCCAAACATGTAA